CGGAGTTAGAACTTCTGGAACACAAAATTTACAGTTTCCTCGAAGAGGATTGTCATATTATGAATCGGATGCTATTGGCGGATTTGATTATGAAATCGTAGACGTTTCAGTTAATCCTGGATATTTTACAAAAGTTGAAATTTCTGATTCTACAGTACCACAATTTTTAAAGGATGCTACAGCAGAATTAGCAATGTGGCTTATAGATTCCGATACAACAGCTCCAACTGGAACAGAAGGTTTTACTGAAATTAAAGTTGATGTAATTGATCTTAAAATTAAAGCTGCAGATAGACAAGATTGGTTTAATGATTCTGTAAGATCTTTAGTTTGGAGATTTTTATACAATCAATCCAAATATTCTGGAAGTACTATGAGAGTTTAATCATGCCAGTTTCAAGAGCAAATATAGCTAAAGCAGTTGATTCAGCATTTAAAGCAGTTGGTGATATAGCAGAATCTGTCACGCTTCGACGTACTACATATACTCATAACACCTCTACAGGAATCAACACTTCTACAACTACAGATTATACAATAGAAAAAGCTATATTTACTAACTATCAAGTATCTGAAATAGATAGAGTTTACATTCTTACAACAGATGTAAAATTAATAGTGCGTCAAAATGAAATTACAATAACTCCAAATCATGGGACTGATACAATTATACGAAATAGTAAAACGTATAATATTGTTAGAGTTATAGAAGATCCTTCATCTTCAATTTATATTTTTCAATTAAGAGCACCTTAATGAATGTTTCATTTAAAATTTCTCAATCAGCACTTCTTAAACTTGAAGAAAGCTTAAAGAAATCTATAACTAAAATAACAAAAGAGGCCGCTGTTAAGACGTATAATAATATTATTGGTGGAAGTGACTTTCCTTATTGGTCTGGATCATTTATTAGTAGTTGGAAAATAAGTGTTGGATCGAGAGATTCAGAATATAATCTTGCAAATATTCCCGGAGCATTTGACATACCTAATCAAATAACTGATGTTCCAGGATCTGTCCATTTTGGAGAACGTATTTATATTACAAACTCCACATCTCATGCATATCAAGTTGAAGTTCTTGGCACTCCGTTGCATCCTCATGAAGGATGGTTCACTGCAGCACATGCCGTAAATCAAACTGTACTTTCATACAAGTTAAAATTTTAATCCTCTTGACAATATAGCTCTAATGTGATACTAGGAAAAATATCACAGGAGGCTTAGGTTGGGATTTTCGTCAGTTAATATCGCCGTTGAAAACGCTTTTGCAACAGCATGGGGAAGTACAACTACGGTAAGATATGATAACAATCCATTTACTATTCCGTCAACCTCTTGGGTAAGCCTAAGTGTTTACCCTGGAAAAACAAATAAAGCCTCCGCAGGAACTGGAACACAACTAAGACGAATGATAGGGACTGTCAGAATTGACATTTATACACCAATCAATGGTGCTGTCAAGCCTGCAGCAGATCTGGCAGATTCAGTTGTGTCTGTATTTAGAGATTTAGTAGTTAGCGGAATAACTTTTTACGAAGCTACATTAAGTCGTATAGGTGAACAGTATTATTCAGCTAGTGGAACTGGTGTTTCCTCTACAACAAAATGGTATCAAATAACAGTAGCAATACCGTTTAGATATGATAGTTATGTTTAATAAGTGGCGTGTGAACGCCTGAGTATAATATAGGAGTTTTATCATGCCACAAGCACAAGCGAACGTAGTTAGTCTAGCATACATTGCTGAAACTACTCCAGGTACTACACCTGCAGGTGGTCTTACATATCTTCGTTATAAGACCGCAGATTTTAATGCAAACATTTCAACAACTGTAAGCCAAGAAATTAGAAGTGACCGAGCGACAACTGACTTAGTTAGAACAAGTGCTTCTTCTGATGGTACAGTAGCATTTGAATTATCTGCAGTTGAATACGAACCTTTCATTGAATCTGCAGTTGGTAATACTTTTAGTACTGCAGTAAGTGTTTCTTCTACTGCCATATCAGCTTCTGCCGGTACAAATTCCATTATAGGATTTACAACAACTAATATTAGTGCAGGACATTTTCTTAAAGTTGCAGGATTTAGTAATGCTGCAAATAATGGAATTTTTAAAGTTGAAAGTGTTGCATCTACTTCTATAGTTTTATCTGCAGCTTATGCCACTTTAGTTGATGAAGCTACTGGCCAAGCTGTAACTCTTAAAGGTAAATCAGTTCGTAATGGAACTACTAAAAAAACCTTCACTCTTGAAAGAGCTTTTACAGATTTGTCTAATGAATTTATGAACCATAAAGGAATGATGGTTTCTACAATGGCGTTAAATTCTGTATCAGAAGCAATCATTGAAGGTTCATTTGCATTCCAAGGAATGACAACAACTATTACAACAGCCACAGTTGCAGGAACTGCTGCAGCCACTACAGCTACCGCCAATCCTATCATGTCTGCTGTTGCTAATGTTGGTACCATTTACGAAAATGAAACTCCAACAAGTGGTGTTTATTTCAAATCAATAAATTTAACTACAAACAACAATCTTCGTAATCTTAGTGCTATCGCAAACTTATATCCTATTGGAATTAACATGGGAAGTTTTGGTGCTGAGTTTGCAATTGAGAGTTATTTTGCAGATTCAACTTTGTTAGCCAAATATATTAACGGTACTGCCACAGCATTAACTTACATTTTGACAGATGATAGTGGAAATAGCTTTGTTATCGAAGCTCCAAATGTAAAATATAGTGCTGGTACTTTAAATGGTATAGCTCTTAATAGCGATGTCATGGTTACATTAACTGGAACAGCATTATATGATGCTACAAACGGATATATGTTGCAAATCAGTTACTTACCTGCATAATTCAAGTTTCTCCTCACCTCCTCTTGCCCCACTTTATGTGGGGCTTTTTTTTGTATAATACCTCTTGACATATTTTATAAAATATTGTATAGGATCTTTTTTACACAAGTGTTGAGGAAGTAGTATGAAATTAAGTGATATGCAACGTGATATGAATTCCGTTGAAAATGGAACATGGATTAATGGTGCTTATGGAAATCTGAATTTAAAAATAGCTTCTACAGATAAAAAAGAATATGTAGAGATGCTTCGTAAACTAATGAAACCATACAGTCGTAATAACGCCTGGAAACAAATTGACGATTCAAAATTTGAAAATGAAATTCAAAATAAATGTATCGCCAAACATATCCTTTTAGGTTGGGAAAATCTTGAGGATGAGAATGGTCCAGTTCCATACAGTGAAGCAAAAGCTTACGAATTGTTATGCAATCCAGAATATCGTGAGTTTCGTGATTTAGTTGTAGCTTTGGCACAAGAGGAGGAAGTTTTTCGTAAAGAAGCACGCGAAGAACTTGCCAATAAAAGTTAATGAATTTGTTAAATGGAATTATATCTATGGAAAAACCTACAGAGATTTAATCCAAGTAGGAATGCCAGAAGAAGAATTCTATAAACAAAAGGCTGTTAAAGAAAGGCCTGAAGAACCTCATCCAATTCTTGAACAGCCTTATATTGAAGCTTTTTATACGTTGTCAGGATCTCGCCCAATTAGTATGGGTGGAATATCTAAAATTCTCATTAGTGAAATTTTACATTATGGATCTGTTTTTCATTCTTATGAGATCGAAGATTTTTTACGTTTAATATTAGATGTAGACGAAACTTATGTACAACTATGGTATGACGATCCTAAGAATAAACCACCAGATCCAAAAGGTAATATAAAATGAGTGAAATTAGAAAAGTGAATGTTAAATATCGCTATCCTTGGGATAGTTTGGAAGTTGATGGAGTTTTTACAATTCCTGTTGAGAATGCTGGAGGAATTAATTATCATCGACAATTAGTTTATGCCGCTAATAAAAGATTCAAATCGAAAGAACTCCCACATCGTTTCAAATCCTCTTTAAAAAGTGACGGAACTGTTGAGATTCGAAGGGTATCTTGACAGACTCTTTAGTTTCTGTTATAGCCCATTAGGATAACTTTCCCTCCTAATGGGTTTTTTGTTGTGGCAGAAGATAATATTTTACCAGTAGAGATAGTCCTTATTCCACCTGACGCTGCTCAGGTGCGTAAAGCTATGTCTGATATTGAGGCAAAAGTTGCAGCCAGTGGGAGATCTATTGGACAGTCTACAGTTGGTAAATTAGCATCATCTCATGTTGATCAATATTATAAGCAAACCTCCAGAATAATAAAAGCTCACACTAAAGCTATTATAGAAGATAATAAACGCAAAGCAGCGCAAATTGTTGCAGATGATAAAGCTATGCGTAGATCGCAAGAAGCAGAGGCAGCAAGACAAGTACAATATAATAAAGCTTGGAATCAAGCTATCCTAGAAGATAGTAAACGTAATGCAGCTCAAATATTAGCTACAGAAAAAGCTTTACGTACAGCACAGGAGGCCGAAGCTGCTCAACGAGTGAAAATGGAGAAAGCTTGGAATCAAGCTATCATAGAAGATAATAAGCGTAAGGCTGCTCAAATATTAGCTATAGATAAACAAATAAATGCTGCAAAATTAGCCGAACAAAAACGCATAGCTGCAGTTCAATTAGCTGCGGATAGAGCTGCTCAAAAAGAACTTCAAAAGTCATCATCAGAAGCTATTCATGCTCAAGCAGGACTTGTAAGTCCTCAACAACGTATTGCTAATATAAATGCTGTAAAACAAGCTCAGAAATTAGCTACAGACGAATTAGCAAAAGGAAATATCACTTTAGCACAATATAGTCTTCTTATGAAAGATGCTGAAAAGCGTCTCAATTTATTTGAACTTGGAAATGTTAGAGCGCGTGGAGCAGTTCATCAATTTATAGCTAAAATGGCCAGTTTAACTTTCGAATTAACTGGTGCCATATATGGTTTTGGAATTCTTGCGGCAACTTTAGCATCACCAATGTTTTTTGGTGTTAACTTTTTACGTAAATTGGAAGATACAAAATTTGGTATTGCAGCAATTTTATTATCAATGGGATCATTAAATAATAGAGCTTTACAATTTCCTCAAGCTTTAGCTGCAGCTGATGAGCAAGTAAAATTATTAGCAAAAGATTCCATAAATTTATCTGGAACATTAGATGAATTTGCGAAAAGTTTCCAAGCTATTCTTGCTCCAGGTTTAGCTGCTGGAATGCGTTTGGATGAAATTAGAAAAATAGCTGTTGCAGGTACTGTTGCTGTTAAAACTATTGGACTTGATGCAAAACAAATTGTACAAGAAATTCGCGACCTTGTTGCTGGAGGTATTACAGCGGCATCATCAACATTGGCAACATCATTAGGTTTAACGGATGCTGATATTAAACGTGCTAAATTATCCAGCGAAGGATTATTTAAATTCTTATCAGATAAATTAGACGGATTCGTAAAAGCTGCAGAACAAAGACCAACAACTCTTTCAGGTAAAATTGAGCAAACTTGGGAAATATTTCCGCAAGGTTTAGCTTCACAATCAAAATATGCATTCGATGCAATGAAAGATTTATTCGATCTTGTTGCAAGTAAGATTGGTGTTTTTGAAAAAGTAAATGGTATAAACCAGTTTAAAGGTTTCAATCCTGAATTTATAAGCAATGTTAAAAAAGTTATAGATGCGTTAACTTTTGCATTGAAAGTTATTGCTGAAGTTGTAAGTAAACTTTGGGATTTACGTAATGTTATATTAGCATTTGCAGCAGCTAAAGTCGCATTAAATGTTTTAACATTAATGACAAAAGCTGTGAAAACATATAGTGCTGCATTGGCGGGTGCTGTTGTTCAACAAAAATTATTCTCAGCATTTACTTTAGGCGGTACAGTTCTTGAGGATATTAGTGTTGTTAATACATTTTCAAAAACTATATTGTCTCTTGTTGGTAAGGCTGGATTAATAGGCATTATTTTATGGGGTATCTATGAAGCTTGGGGCTGGTGGAAAGATAGAATAGATAAACCTATACAAGATGCTCGTGATGCCGCAAAACAAGCTGCGGAAGATTTAGCAAATAATACAGAATATCAAGTTGCTTTAATTAAAAAACAAATAAACGAACTTGAAACTCGTTTAAAAAGTTTAAAAGGAACTCCAGCTAAAGCTCCTGAAGAAGCTGTGAGAAATTATTTTGCTGATACAGATAAAATGATAGAAACATATCGTAATGCTGTTGAAAAAAGTACTGGTGCATCAAGAGAAGCATTAACTAAAATATTAAACGAACTTATTACAAAAAGAACTGTTGAAGCTGATTTAGTTTTAAAACGTTTAACTACTGGTTCCAATGTTCCTAATGCAGAAAGACAAAATCAAATTAAAAATTTGGAAGAAGCTTTAAAAGGTTTATACATTGAATTAAATAAACTTCAAGAACCTGCAGAAAGTATTTCAGACAAAATACGCAGAATGGATGCGTCTTTAATTAATGCTAGAAGATCTGCGAAGGATTTAAATGCTGAATTTTTTAAGAGTTATGAAGAAGCTGCTAAAGCTTCAAATGCTGTAGTTGCTATTGTTCAAGCACAACAAGATTTAGTTTCTCTTAGAAAAACACATGGAGCTACAAAAGAAGAAGAACAACAAATAGCCGAAAGAACTAAACAATATAAAGATGCTATAGATTTATTAAATTTATCTTTAAAATATAATATTGACTTGCAAAAAGCTAAATATAGAGTTTTGACAGCTAATACTAAAATAGATAAAGAAGTTGCTCAACAAAATTATGAACATTTAAAAGAACTTATTCCATTATATGGTGAACAGAAAAAACTATTAGAAGATTTGGCTATTGATAATGAAAAATTGGCAGATCCTAAATTGCCTAAAGCTATTAAAGAAGTTGTTGAAAAAGAAAAAGAATATTTACAACTTCTTCTTGGTATTAATGAAGCGCAACAAGAACAAATTAGAAATGCAGATCCTCTTGCTGAAAAGACAAGAAAGTATTTTGCTGCACTAAATATTAAACAGACTGCACAACTTCAACAACATGCTCGTGGAGTTTCTCGAACTGGAGCATTATCTGCTGCACAAGAACAATATGATAATGAAACAGCAGCTTTAGATAAAGCGTTGGCTGATCGATTTAATGATATTACAGATCATAATACTAAAACTGCAGAAGCTGATAAAGCTGCACAAGAAGCATATTTAAAAGCATATGAAATTTATTGGCAAAGACGTGAAGAAATAACTAAACGTTATAATCAAGATGAAAGAAAAATACAAGCTAGAAATGCCACTCTTGTTTTAGGCGATATCAGCAGTGTTCTTGATTCTGTATCTAAAGTATATGCTGCAGAATCTGCAAGACAGATTAAACATATAACTGATAAATATACAGTATTAGAAGATAGAGTAAAAGAACAAGCTGATAAACAAGTAATAACTCAAGATCAAGCTAATAGAAAGTTAAACGCTCTTGAACAACAAAGAGTTCGTGAAACTGATGCCATAGGTAGAAAAGAATTTGAACGTCAAAAAAGATTTCAACGTGCTATAACAATTGTAAATACAGCATCTGCTGTTGTTAGAGCATTAGCTGACGATCTTCCATGGTGGGCAAGAATCGCTAATGCCGCTGCAGCCGCCGCAGCAGGTGCCGCCCAATTAGCTGTTATTAATAGCACATCATACCAAGGTGGTACTCCGTCTACATTTGGAACAACTGGGTCAACTGGATCGACTACTAATAACACTACAAACAATACGCCACATGGAATAACTAACATTTACATATTAGATAGCGCATCTAATAATACTATAAATGTTGACGATCTTATTGCACAAATTAAAGATCGTATATCAAACCGAGGTTATATATTAGTAACTAAACAATCTAGTAACGGATTAGAACTGGCAAAATAATGTTTATACAATATACTGCAAATAACGGTGTGTATTCTATCGGAAGTGAAACTTTAATATCACTAGCTGATTTTGATTCTGTGCAAGGAGGAAATTTATTAACTAATCCTGGAGATGTTAGTTCATGGACAACTGGAAACAGTGCCACATTAAGTCAAGAAGTTAATGTTGAACCTAATAAAGTTTTAAAATTAACAAACGGAGCTGCTAGTTCTGGATATGGAAGTCAAGCAGTTCCTACAACTGCAAACACATATTATTTATTTAGAGCTTACTCATATAATAACGATTCTATAACTTCTTATATTTCTGCAGGAACAACAATTGCAGGAACATCTCTTGGTATAAGTTTGGCATCTTCTGATTCTAAAATTCACGAAATATTAATAAAAGCTTCAGGATCAACTACATATTTTACAGTGGCAAACACTGCCACATCAGGCGCGATTTCTTATTGGTCTAATATGGAAGTAATAGAACTTCAAAAACTAACCTCTAGTAATACTATTAGCGATTTAACTGTAAATGCTTTAGATTTATCCGTTGCCGGTGAAATAGCTAAAATTCCTATACATTATAATAATGATGCATGTGCTTTTGGAAATTATAGTACAGCAAATACGGTTACGTTAGCATATAACGCTTTGCTTGATCCAACTACAGGAGCATTTTCTTTTGCTACATGGTTTAAAAGAGAACCAAATAGTGCTGTAGAATATTTATTTGCTCGTGATTCAAGTACTACAGCTCAAAGATATTATATTAGAATTGAAACAGATGGAACTATAACAGGTGGTGTAGATGATAATAGTACTGATAGAACTGCACCAAGTACAACAACTTGTGACGATTACACGTGGCATCAAGCTGCTGTAACTTATTCATCAGGCACTGTCAAACTTTATATCGATAAGGTTCTTGCTGCAACAACTACTGGAACGGCATTAAGCACCATAACTAATACTTCTGCCACATTAAGTTTGGGTAATAATATTACTGCAGGATCTTCATTCGGTGGATTTTTAGCTTTAACAAAAATCGATATTGGTACAGAATGGACAGAAACTCAAATAACATCTATGTATGATTCAGAATCTGTATTATTCGATAGAGATGTTGTTTATTCTGTTGTTGGAAACACAATTAATTATACTGTCTATATTGAAGGAATATCTCCAAATTTACTAACTGATAAAGTTTTTAATGAAAGTAGAAGTGGTAAACGTGAAACTTTTATAAATAACCAAAAGAAAAGTTATAATTTTAATGTTCTTCCATATGATGATGATCAATATAAATATGCAGAACATTTTTTAAAAACTACAGAAGACGGAATTCAATTTACCATTGATATACACGGATCTCAATATGCTCCATATAAACAATTGGCAGTTATAAAAACGTCAACAAATGAAACACAAGAATATGCAGGATACAATTCTTGGAAATATAATTTTAGTGTTAGAGAAGTTTAATGAAAACTGTTAGTTCCGCTTTTAAATTAAAAAATGATTCTTTATTTAAAGAGCCTGGAGGTTATGTCGAGGTAAGTTTTGATGCTGCAAATACTGACTTATATTATTTCACTACTCATGATTGGGTTGCATTACCAACTAGTGCCACAGCTTCAAATACATACTATGGAATATTAAAACTTGATTCTGCATATTCACAAACTATAGATCCTATAAATGCTCATTCTACAATAGGAACTATGGCATTTAGATTATTAGATTATTCCAATGAAATAACAAGTCTTTTAAATACTAAAAAATCTGAAGCAAAATCTATTCGTAAAAATAGAGTTAGAATATACGCTGGATATAAAGAACTTGAAAATTCAGATTATATGCTCATTCAAACTCAACTTATGGATAGACAACTTGTATATAGTACAAGTAGTAATGAATGGTTAATAACTTGTAGTGATATTCAACGTACACAACGTAAAAAAATATTTGATTTAAAGAAAACAAATATAACAGCATCATTAAGTTCTACTGGTATAACAATTTCATGTATAAGTGAAGTTGATTTTATAGCCAAAGCTCAAGGAACTAGTTATACAGATGCACCAAGTAAAACTGTTGGATATATAAAAATTGAAGATGAAGTAATAAGATGGTCTAGTTCTACTTCACAACAACTTACTGTTGACAATACTGCATCAACTTTATCAGCAGGTACAACTGTAGGAGCAACATCATTAAGTGTAACTGATGCTTCAGGATTTAGAAGTCGTGGTATTGGCTATATAGATAGTGGTGGTGGAAATCTGTCTGAAATATCTTGGACAGGAAAATCGTCAAATACTCTTACAGGTGTATCAGGAATAATATATGCCCATCTTTCTGGAGCAACCATTGTTGATTCTCAAGGTAGAGGTGTATTTAATACACAAGGGGTTATTCATGAATATAATGCTGATAGTAGCAGTAATCGACAATTAGAAATTTTAGAATTTGTTTATATCGAAGAACCTGCATTAGATATTGCTAAAAAAGTTTATCTTGGAACAGGTTGGCCTGATCATTGGAATCTTGCAATGGATGCCCAATGGGTAGCCACAAGCACATTTGACGATATAGGAACTGATATCTATGATTCTACAGATCCTACAGTAGGTAAAATATTAACTTTCATAGGTCAAGAAGGTGTTGATGCTCAACAATGGTTAGAAGAAGAAGTATTTGCAGCAGCCGGAGTTTTTCCTAAAGTACTATCTGATGGTCAAATAGGTGTTAAAAGAACAACAATTATAACTCCTTATAGTTCTCCTAATGTTATCATAAGTAATGACCATATTATAAGTGATTCAGGTCTTACCTATGATCATGAACAAGTTTATAACGAATTAGATATTTATTGGGATTGGGATTTCAAAACTAATGATTATAATTTTGAAATATTATTAGAAGATCCAGATTCTCAAGCCGAATTTAGAAAAGGCAATGAGATAAAGACTTTAAAATTTAAAGGTATATCTGCTCGTAGACATACCGATTCTCATATAAGAAATCTATTTCAGTTTTTATATAATAGATATTCTGGACCTCCTCTATTAATTTCTATAACAACATTCTTTATATATAATACATTGGATGTTGGAGATATTGTTCGTTTAAAAATGGACAATATTAGAGATTATGCTGGTAATATAACTTCAATGGATAGATCCTTTGAGGTTCAATCATTCAATGTAGATTTTAATGCTGGAACAGTAACTTTAAATCTTTTTGGATCATATTCTGTAGCTCATTCAATTGCATATGCAACAAACTATGTAATGAATGATAGTTTTTACACTTCTGCCGGTACAGATTTGACAACTATTACCACTGGTAGTTGGTCTGCTGGAACAGGTTCTACATGGACAATAACAGGTACTAATAATATAACTGGAGCTGCATTAAGTTCTTCAGCAATTTATTATGTGAATGGTGGTTTAGAAATAGCGGCTAGTGCTTCATTAAATTCTACTCATAATACACAATTAAGAGTTAAAGGACACTTTCAAATTAATGGAGCTTTAACTGCTATAGGATCTGGTTTAACTGGCGGCGCTGCTGGAGATAATAATGCTGGAACTGCTGGTGCTATAGGAAATACTAAATCTGTAGGTTCTATAGAAATTCTTCCAGGTACAGCTCAAGGATCTGATATTTTTGCTTACGGATGGCAATTTGAAAGTGATGCAGTATCTGGACAATATTCAGATGCTCCACAAATGGATTTAATAAATCCTGACGGAAATAGTATTCAAGGAATATTAGAAGATGGTAGGGGTACTTCTGGAGGAAGTGGTGGTGGATTTTTATATCAAGTTCCTCAAGGAACCGGATCTACAACATTAAAAAGTTATCCTAATGTTAGTGCTAACATTGTTAATGGTGCTGCTGGTGGAGCTGGAGGTGGTTCATTTACAATAATTTGTAGATCTGCTTCAAGAGGTGCAAATGGTTATATAGATATAAGTGGTTCTCCAGGATCTAAAGGATCATTACATACTGGGGCAAATTATTCTATGTATTCTGGAGATGGATGTGGAGGATATCCTGGAACATTCAATTTATTTATTGATGGAAATTCAATAACAATATTAACACATAATGATATTAGTGCAAATTTTTATGGTGCTCAACAAAGTGGTGAAAGAATATATGCCGCAAATGATGGTAGACATGGATATATTACAGATACTGTATTAAATAATAATGTTCCTGGAGTAAATTTTCCAGGAGCAAATGGAACAACTTATGGACTATCATGTTATTATTCTGGATCAACAGATATAGAAGATAAAGCTCAATCAGTTTTTAATCTACAATATCTTCCAGAAGCTTTAGTTGCTGAAACATTACCTTCTACAACAGCAGCTTTGCCAGCATCGTTTTCATTTAATCCAGTATCTACTAATGACAATGTTGCACAAAATCTTATTAATCTTGAAATTAATTTAGTGAGTCAACCAACAGATGCTAACTATTCATATTCTAACGTTTATTGGAAACAAAGTACACAAGATACATATTATTTTGCGGGAGTTATCAGTTCGACTAGCGATTTGGTTAAAAGAGTCGCTGCTGATGGAACAACTTACGATGTCATTGCTAAGTCTGTTTCTATTTCCGGCTTAGAATCTGATCAATATATAAGAGGTCAAGTTACTGTAGCTTCCTCTGCACAAGGTGCTAATATGGCAAGTGGAAATTATATTGCCATAGCAAAAACTGGTTATGCCGATGATGCAACTACAGGATTTTGGGTTGGTAATTCCGCAGGATCTGCCCAATTAAATATTGGTAATTCTACAAATTACATGAAGTGGACTGGATCTGCTTTAAATGTAAAAGGGAATATTACTGCTGATACAATTACAGCTAACACTGCTGGAACTATTGCTGGTTGGACGTTAACATCGACCTCTTTAACTTCAGGATCAGGAACAACTGCGGTCGGCTTATCTTCTAGTGGAACTTATGCTATTTATGCTGGTAATACTACTCCAGCTTCCGCTCCTTTTAGAGTTGGGTTTGACGGAGCTTTAACTGCTAGTAATGCGACTATAAGCGGTTCTATTACTACTAGTAGTTTAACTGCAAGTGGTGGTACTATTGGCGGATTTACAATAACATCAACTTCTTTAACAGCAGGATCTGGAACAACTGCGGTCGGCTTATCTTCTAGTGGAACTTATGCTATCTATGCTGGTAATGCTACTCCAGCTTCCGCCCCTTTTAGAGTTGGGTTTGACGGAGCTTTAACTGCTAGTAACGCAACTATAAGTGGAACTATAACAGCCACTACAGGTTTTATTGGTGGTTGGACAGTTTCATCAACAACACTATCTTCTGGAAATATTTCATTAGATGCTGGAAATACTAGAATTCAAGCTGGTCCAAGTGGTGCAACATATGTGCGAATTTCTCCAAGTGGTATTGTTGGTGTAGATTCAATTTTAGGAACAACATTTAATCTTCCCACAGACGGAAGTGGTCCAACATTTTCAAGTGGAATAATTAATACTACTGTTTATAACATTTCAACATCTGGAATATTACGTACTAGTTCAACAGTCGGAGATGGATCTGCAAATTCTCAGGGAATTTTAATTAATGATACAGGTATAAAAGCTTATCCTTCAAGTAGCACATCTCCAAATGTTACAATAAGTGCAACTGATGGAACAATAAATATTGTTTCAGGAACAGCTGCTGGATTTACAATAAGTTCAACTTCATTAGCTGTTGGAACAGGAACAACTGCGGTCGGCTTATCTTCTAGTGGAACTTATGCTATCTATGCTGGTAATGCTACTCCAGCTTCCGCCCCTTTTAGAGTTGGGTTTGACGGAGCTTTAACTGCTAGTAACGCAACTATAAGTGGAACTATAACAGC